CCCTCGTTTCAATCGTTCGCGGTGAGGGACCGCATACTCTAAACCTCGTTCCGAGTATATGTTTTCACCTTTTAGGTGTAAACGTATAAGCGAATCCTGGAGGTGCCACCAGGCACCATTAGAGATAGCAAGACTGCTACCGCAAACCAGAAGAACCTTCGTCTCCCATCTATGATAACGGCGATTAAACCTCGCCGTCTTCTCATATCTTAGGATTTTATCGAAGGTACTATGCTCATACCGATACAAGCCTTGCGCCCTATAGTTGTTACTGAGAGGTAACACACCATAGAAGCGCTCGACGTGCCGGTATAAGTAGTCCGAGGTAAGGCGATACCCAGACATTCTCAAGCGCTTTGCTAGAGAACACATGGACATTGCCCCTGAGACGGATCTAACATCTGTCTTCTTCAACCTATGAGGAGTAACGTCGATACCTTTGAAGGCATCAACTCCACAGGATTCTCGAAAGAATCCATGTCGAAATGTCTTACCAGAGTTGGGTATTAATCCCGCCCTGATAAGTGCATTAACGGCACCATCATAGTATTTCGAAGGAAACAGAATGTCATCTCCGAAGACATAAACATCGTTACAGTTTACACCATAACGAGATTTGATGCCAGCTCTAACCAAAGCAAAGAAAACAAGGCTCTGAACAGGAAACGTTAAAGCGTTCCCCATTGGAGCCCATTTTCTAAGCGTAATGACGCGACCATCTAGTAACTTAACCTTAGATGCACGACTGCATGATATGTACTCATATGCATAATCTCCGAAGAGATATTGCACAAGCTTACAACTCATACGATCGCTAGCCTCCTTCAGATCGAGAGTACAGTACTCTCTATCAATTGAAGATTGCTTAGCTAACTTGCCATTAGTTGTCTGATCGCGGAAGGTTATCCTTCCATGACATAGACTTCTTGGTGACTCGATAGCTTGCTCTAGGAGTCTCCGACACCCTTGTTGTATCCACACAGACTCTTTGGGATGCACGCATATAATGCGCGGACCCCGGGAATCTTTGGGGACAGCTTCAAGGCGAGCCACGATATCGTGGCGCTCTTGCAATACACTCCCTAAGCGATCACCAAGCTGTATACCTATAGAAGGTATACAACAGAAGTAATCATAATAGGGATAGTACGGCTCGATGCTGGAGTAGATGGAGTCAAACTTACTCTTTACATGTGGTTTGGCCGAGGGAAAAACTGCCCCGGGCCCATGCGAAGGTAAGATTGCTCGCCAATCGATACGGTATATTACCTTACCGATTATTTGTCGCGCCGTCGAGAACATATGTAGCTCAGTATTCTTAAAATAAGAATCCCAAACTCCAATGCTTTCGTCGGTATCTTCAAACGAGGCCTGCGCCTCTTTGAGTTGGTCATTTGTTGGTTCGAACTCGATCTTATAGCAGAACAAGAGGAGCTGCCTAATATATCGGAGGTAGTTTCCGTCCATTGAGGACTGAAACTTGGCCCAGAGTGGAGAAATCCACTCTGGCAACTCAGGTAACTTACCTGAACCTTCCAAATATTGAAGCAACTCTTTATCTAGCTTAGGTCCTGTTTTAAGAACCCACTCATCAGTAATCTCATCGGGAGCACCAAGTGGTACCCTCGATAACTCACTAATGTCTGCTAGCAGGCGAGAATAAGTATTCAACATACATATTGCCCCATTATTGGGCTGCCTGTCTGCTTGTGATGCACTCAAAGGCCCACCTCACCCTTCAATATTGAAGTGTAAAGGTAGTCCCTTGCGTCGCGTAAATCGGAAACAAGAGAGATTTTCACCTCTTCCTGCTTCCGTCCTATAATCCACAGAACAGGAGTAATGAACGCCTCGCTCTTATTATTAATAAGAGTTATGGCATACACTAATCTCCTGCGATGTGAATCGGACCCGGTTACGCCAGCTCTATCAAACGAATGAATTAGGCCTCGCGTTAAAGACGCAAGTGCTAATTCAAGGTAGTCGTTGCCAAGGCATAAAATGCCTTGACTCGGATACCATTCGTAGATAAAACTGTCACCCAAGGTATTAATTTGATTAACGATCATGTTGGTTATATAACTAGCATTATTATTAATCGATACTACCTTGGGCCCCCTTGCGGAGGCTCGAAGTAATTTCGACTTCTACGAGTAAATGATATTACTGTTCG